CTTGTTGTGTAGTGTATAATTTATAAATAATAGTTTCTCCTGTATAATATTGTATCATTTTATTTGTACTACTTGCATGCAGTAAATTAAAAATAGATTCTGCAGAAATATGGACTTGATGTGTAGGTAAAATAGTAAATCGTAATGTTTGAATTTTAGCCGTTGTTGGCAAATCTTTAAAATGTCCGTGTAACTCTGCTTTTTCATCTATAAGTTGTTTTATTTCTTTTATATTGGGTTCAGGATCAAGAGGTAAAAAATAAGAACCGCGTATAGCTGCATCCGTCACTTGGACACTATCTACTACATACAAGGTTTTATCTACAAACGGAAAATATTCCAACAACAATGTTTTTTGTAACTGGTTTGGAATAGAATTTGTATAAGCAAACCGATTAAACGGCATTTTTTGTTTGCATAACAATGGGTTTACACATTCACGCAATACATGCCCTATCGGAATAAATAGGGGTATTTCATGTAAGGGTATATCTATTATTTCTAATAAATCGTCATAAGTAAACATTTTTTTATTCGGAACACGTTTTATTAAATGCGACATGGATAAATCTTCTAATATATGTTCTACGTCATGTTTTACTATTTTATCCGTTTTTTTCATCATTTCTTCATATATGGTATGTAACGTAATTGTACGATTTTGTTTAGCAAACAAATAAATATCTTCCAATTCACAATTTAAATATTGACTAAGTTTGTATTTTACCATTTCAATCGTATCATCCCCATATATAGGAATTTCAATCTTATGTATAGATTTATCTTTTTTTATATGTTCAATGGTTAACATATATTTATAGAGTATTTATTTTTTAAAATAATATTTTATATTATATGGCATTTACTAGATTATATGATGATTCTAATAATGTAATGAAACGCTTACAAGAAAGTACAGACCAAGGAATGTATTATTTAAATCAACCTGGTAATGGAGAACGTCCACCTTTTGTGAATGATCCTCAAATTATTTTACAGAAATGGGGTGCCAATTTACATCAAGACCGCATCAAAGTAGACAGTGAATTAAAAGGATTACACTATAAATTATCTAGGAATCCTCCAACCTATCATTTAACAACTACACCTATATCCTATCCCGAATATACACCTGAAGTTACAAGCCAACCTAGATCAACACATCCCGTTTGGAATGCACGCGATTTGCAACAATATCGGCAAACACCCTTATTTTTTAATGCGCAAGAAAACGTAGAATTACCTTTTCATGCTAATGTGAGTACACGAATTTTAGAAAAAAATAAAAAATAATGTTATAGTATGGAAAACTATAAACCTCCTACTGGCACAAATACATATGCTCGCGATGCACCAGATCTTTATTTACCGCCTAATTATGCTATTTATAACCCTCCCCCTGTACCTCCTCCTTATGCCATTGGAACTAGAGTAAAATTTAGTGATGGAAGATCCGATACAGAATGGAAAGGTAGAATAGAAAATATACAATATATTATACAACCTGATGGAGCAAGAGAATTAATGCCTATAGATTTAAATTATATTAAAGGATCTGATATAAAAGGAGGTAGATTTACTAAACGAAATAAACGTCAAAGACGAAAAACACGCCATTATTAATGTCTGCGTTTTCTTGATTTTCTTTTTTTACGAGTTCCTGCTGTTTTTGGTTTTTTTCGTTGTTCTTTTTCTATTCTTCTTTGTTCTATTTTTTCTAATATAGAAAGTTGTTGATCAATTAGTGTAACTGATCCTAATATTTTTAAATATTCTAGTCTAGCCATTTTTATTAAATCATGACCTATTATTTGTTGTAATGTAATATCGGTGGATGATTGAGCATGATGAGTTTTAAGCCATTGTATAAGTTCATCATCATTATCTATTGTGATTGGTGGAAGTTGTTCTGGCAATCTATATTCAGGACACAAATTAGACATAACAAAATCGGCAAATTCAGGGTTTTGTATCCAATACCCTGATTTACTTAATAGAATACTGAAACATAATTGCCATGAATGTAAAAAATAATTACATAATAAATAGTGTATGATTTTTATTTCTAATAACAACGAACGTAATATAGTTAATTGTTCTGTATCAAATCTTGTATATTCAGCATTCCAACTTCTCCAATAATTATTATCTTCTGCACGATGAAAAACTATTTTATATTTATGATTAAAATAATTTATTATTAATGTGTACATCCACTCATATATGTCATCCGATTCCATTGATGTAAGTTTCATTTTTTTAATGTGACCTTTACGATCCAAATCAGATTTTGGAACAGCTTCTGTTTCTTCGCGCATTCCAAATATAGGGAAAAATGTACCTGGATTAATTTGTCTAGCAATAGAAGTTACATTAGAGGTGGCACTACTTTGGTAAAATGCAATATTAGGTGTTACCCATGGTTGTACTGCTTCCACTACTACAAATGTACGATCAATACCTCCCATAGATAATATACATGATTCCATACTATTACAATATAAAATTATTGAATACGATGAACTAACCATGCCACAAACCCTATGGTTACATCGGCCATCAAATAGACCCATGATTGTTTATTTCCTTGAATAGCATTATATGCAAATATAAAATAAATCAAACTGTGAATAGGCCGCATATTGCTCCACCAAATTTTTTCACCAAATACGCCTTTCCCTGTTTTTCGCGAACCAGTTAAGAAAATATACATAAATCCTATGGCTGGAAGTAATGCTACATATCCCAAATATTTCAATACTTGAACACTACTATTTTTTGCTACATATACAAATAATAATCGTGTTCCAATGCATCCAATCAAAAATAATAATATTTGTTTTGTATCCATATTATTTACATATAAATAATATTGATTTAATGATAATTATATATACTTTGTATATGCCTTATTACGCAACTTATACGGGTCATATACAAAGTGCGGTGTATACTACATGGGATGAATGCAAAAAACATATTCATGCAAAACCCAAATACAAGAAATTTAAAACACTCGCTGAAGCCGAAGAGTTTCAACGACATGGACCTTCCAACATCGTTGGCGATAGCGATGATTCCGAATTAGACATTATTGTGTATACCGATGGAGCATGCAGCAAAAATGGTTCCAAGAATGCAGTTGCTGGGTACGGTATTTATTTTGGCGAAGGAAACCCTAAAAACGTAAGCAAACGGTTAACTTCTGGAAAATTAACCAACAACGTTGCCGAACTCACTGCCGTGATTGAAGCCATTAAACTTTTATCTGATAACTACGATAAAAAAATTGGGGTTTATACTGATTCCAAATATACCATGCTATGTGCCAGTTCTTTCGGTGAAAAGTGTCTCAAGAAAAAATGGGCTGCCGATATTCCCAATGTTGAACTCGTAAAAGAATTATATACTTTAGTAAAACAATATTCTATTACACTTTTACACGTTTCCGCCCACACGGACAACGAGGATATACATTCTAATGGCAACCGTGAAGCTGACCGACTTGCTACTCAATCTATTCAATAATTGGAAAAAATATATAGTAGAATATATGGAAGAATATGATCGGGTATCTCGTTGTAAATGTAATTTTAAACGTAACAAAACCAAATGCGTCCGTGTGCGACCTGATGTAACGGTAGAAACTGCGCCCTATAAACGAGTCAAACCACGGTGTACTTGCGGATTTAAATATAATAAAACAACGGGCGATTGTATTCCTTCTGCTGCTGTTGCTAACCCAGTCCAAGTATTGCACCCGTTGATTGAAGTTGAACGCCAAGGTAAAAAGTGTCCTCCAACGTTTACTTATAATTATAAAACCAAAAAGTGTATAAAGTGTCCCGACGGAACCAAAAAATATAGAAACCGATGTATTTTACTACCTACCGAAGAAGCTCCAAAGCCAACTGAAGACAAAGCAGAAGTTGTCCTACCTGCTCCAGATTTACCACGCGCCGAACCAGCACCCTATACACTTCTAGAATATCTCAATGCCATAGAAGAATCAGGAAAACATGCAACCGATGTATCGTATAAAGCAGGAAGATATATGCTTTTTGTTTATATTTATTTGTTACGAAAATATGCAACAGAATGTTCACTATTTCATGATTTGTTTCATTTGTCACATACTGCAGTACTCAATTATAGAATTAATGACGATGAATTGACATATCCTAACAATTTAGGACATCAAATGCAACAATGTATTTTGCGTGGTTCCAATTTAATTTTTATTACATTATGGATATACCGAACTAAAGAAGAAGGAGGGTCATCGCATGTAAATATTTTAATTTATAGACCATTTAAAAAAACGATAGAACGGTATGAGCCACATGGACAACAAACCCGAATTAAAGATTTTAAAGAATATAAATTAAACGCCTCGTTAAAGCGTTTGTTTGAAGAACAACTTGCTCCAAAATTGATGCAATGGACTCCAAAATATAAGACACCCTATGAAATATGCCCCATATCTATTGGATTTCAAGGAATAGAAGGCGCAATTGCTTCAAGTGGTCAAGGATATTGTCAAATGTGGAACATGTTTATGATGGAAACTATATTACTCAATCCAACCCTAAATACTAAAGATATTATTGAACGATGTTTAGATATTGGTAAACGTAGTCCAAAATATTTTAAAAATGTAATACGCGGATATACGTTTCAAATATCCAAAGAAATACAACAATTTTTGGGCCCAGAATTTGATCTTAAATCTGGGACTGAAGAAGCACGTAAAAAATTTAAAGAATTAGATCCACATACATTAATTATGGAAACACTCCAACAAACCAATAAACGATTTAAGCCACGACAACCAATTACCGAAGATGACGGCGGATATTCGCTTACAGTTGCTGATATAACTGAAATAGAAAAACAAGTAGATTCTCTAACCGAAAAAAATGTTTGTTTATATTATAGCTATATCAAACATAATTTTATAATTAAACCGTCCAAATTAATGCGAAATATTCATCCAGATTCATTGAAAAATGCAATGTTAAACAAACATATTACATGGGAAAATTTAATGTTACGTATGTACAATACTTTGTTCACAAGTAAAATGAATGACATAGAAGTAAATTGTTCTAAATATTTTTTACGGTATAAAGCTTACCCAAAAACATTTATACAAACTCATTTAACTATGCCAGTTAATACGATAGAAGTAATGGAACTCGCCAAACAAACGTACCCTTTTTTTCATCATTTTTGGGAAGCAGTTAACAGTGCACAAATGTTACCAGAATTAAATGCTCCTTTATCCGAAGCCATGCAAAAAGAAACGTATACAGAAGTGAAACGTATGACAGTCCCACAAGTAAACACATCTTTATCGTTAATGATGTATAGGAAACATACTGTTCCTGATAATAAAACCCAACAATTTAATTCTATATCGGAAAAAGATAAACGGGATAGATTATATATGTTGTTAGTTCATAGTAATTTAACACATGCCAATGTATTAGAATGGGCAAGTATGTATTAAAATCTAAAGTAATTATATGAAAAGTTTTAGAAAAAACCGAAAAACTAGAAAAACGCGAAGACGTAAACAATTTAGAGGTGGAGGAGATTATATACAATGTACAAATTGTAGATATGTATATAATAGTGATAAATGCAGTAAAGGGTGGGGTTTCGGAATTTCATGTATATGCCCGAGGTGTCAAAGTACAAAATATACAAAATATAAACCAGATGGTGCACCAACAGGTATGTTAGGTAATAACTCTGGTCTTTCTTCAGGAGAAGCATGGAGTAAATCTCAAGGTACACCTCTAGCAAGAACAGTTCCTGTATTGCCACCTGTAGCCACCAGATTATCTGGTGATGTCAGTGCATTGCCTGTTGCATCTGTTAGTACACTACCAGTTGCCAATGCAACTCCGCGTTATTAAATAAAATTTGATTTTATTCAATCATACTATAGTATATATAATATGATTGTGGCAAACTCTTACAAATTTATTACACTTGAAAAAAATTGGGAATTATGGATTGGACAACAATTA